GCTATATTTCCGTTCGGGGGTACTGTCGGCTATCGTATCCCGACCGGATGACGTGAACGGGGAGATACCGATGGCACGACGAGGCCCGAAACCGACGCCGCGGAACCTGCGTATCGTGCGCGGCGTACCGGAGCGGAAACTGAACAAAGACGAGCCGGTGGTCCCGGTCGCCGCGCCGCCGGCGCCGGATCATCTCGACGAGCGCGAGAAGGAGGCGTTCGACGAGGCCGCGCAACAGTTGGCGAAGATGCGCGTGATGACGGAGGCCGACACCGCGGCGCTTTCGATCTACGCGGTCAACTTCGTGCGCTGGAAGGACGCCACCGCCACGATCCGCGAGACCGGCCTGATCATCCGGTCGCCGTCCGGTTACCCGATCCAGAACCCGGTGCTGGCCGTGGCGAACAAGGCGCAGAAGGAGTGCCTCGCCATACTGATCGAGTTCGGCCTGACTCCGTCGTCGCGGACGCGTCTTAAACAGGGATGAGCGACCACCCTCACTTCGACGCGGCCTACGATTACGCGTGGGCGGTGGTCGAGGGCGACGTCGTCGCGGCGGAAATTACGCGCCGCGCGTGTCAGCGCTTTATCGACGATCTTGATCGGGAGGGGTTTCCGTACTGGTTCGACGTCATGGCGGCGGAGGCGGCGTGCGAATACATCGAACGGTTGCCGCACATCAAGGGCGAATGGGCGAAGCGGCGCGAACTGTTGGTGCTGCAACCGTGGCAGTCGTTCATCGTCTGTAACGTGTTCGGGTGGAAGGACGGGAACGGGCTGCGGCGGTTCCGCACGGTGTACGTCGAGGTCGCTCGCAAGAACGCGAAGTCCACACTGGCCGCGGCGATCGCGCTGTACATGCTCGACGCCGACGGCGAGGCCGGCGCGGAGGTCTACAGCGCGGCGACCACCCGGAATCAGGCCAAGATCGTATTTAGCGTGGCCCAAGGCATGGCCAGACGCACCACGGCGTTACCCCTAGAGGTGCGCGCGCACAACATCAACCGGCCGGATACGGCGTCGAAGTTCGAGGCGCTTCACGCGCAGGGCGAAACGCTCGACGGCTACAATATCCACTGCGCGATCAACGACGAGCTTCACGCGTGGAAGAACCGCGGCGTCTACGACGTGATCGAAACGGCGACCGGTTCTCGGACGCAACCCATCATCTTCAACATCACGACGGCCGGCTCGAACACGAACGGCATCTGCTACGACCTGCGCCGGTACGCCGTGCGCGTCGTCGAGGGCGCGGTGGAGGACGAGTCGTTTTTCGGCATCATCTACACGCTGGACAAGGACGACGACTGGACCGACGAGTCCGTGTGGCCTAAGGCGAATCCGAATTGGAACGTGTCGGTGTATCCGATGGATATGCGCGCGCTGGCAAAGAAGGCGCGCGACGTTATCAGCCAACAGAACACCTTTCTCACGAAGCGGCTCAACGTCTGGACCGCGGCCGCGGAGGCGTGGATGGATATGAGGCAGTGGGAGGCTTGCCGCGACGACCGCATGGAGTTGGAGGACTTTCTCGGCGAGCCGTGCTACGTCGGCATCGACCTCGCGTCGAAGATCGACATGAACTCGCAGGCGCAGTTGTTCTCCCGTACCATCGACGGCGAGGAACACGTGTTCGCCTTCATGCGGCACTGGTTGCCGGAGGAAGCCGTACGCGACGACGTGAACAATCAGTACGACGGCTGGGTGCGCGCGGAGTACATACGGACCACGCCGGGTAACGTGATCGACGTCGACCGGATCGAGGACGACACCATGGAGGAAATCGCCGGCCCGTACCGGCTGTTGGAACTCGCCGTCGATCCGGGGCACAACTCGACGCAGTACGGCGTTCACATGGCTGAACAGGGCATCACCACCATCGACGTGAGGCCGACGGTGTTAAACTTCTCGGAGGCGATGAAGTGGCTAGAGGCCTACGTCAAGGACGGCCGGTTCCACCACAACTGCCCTGTGCTGACGTGGATGGTGTCGAATGTGGAGGTCAAGCGCGATCACAAGGACAATATCTACCCTCGCAAATCCTCGCCGGATCGTAAGATCGACGGCGTGATCGCCCTGCTCATGGCGCTGAACAGGCTCAAGTTGTCACAGGACAAGAACCGCACTGTGTACGATCAACGTGGAGTGATAACGGTATGAGTTGGTACAACCCGGCGTCGTGGTTCCAGACGAAGGATACCTCGTTGACACTGGATCAGGCGATCGAACGCATCCGCGTTATCCAGTCCACCGCATCGAATATCAGCGTGACGCCGGAGACGGCGCTGCAATCGCCCACGGTATTCGCCATCGTGTCGCAACTGTCGAGCGCGATCGCGTCGATGCCGTTCGCCGTTCATCAGGACCGTTCCGCCGGCGGCCGCCGACGCACGGAGAAGCTCGACCAGCACCCGGTGACGCGGCTGCTGCACACGAAGCCGAACCCGTACCAGACGCGCTACGAGTACTGGACGCAGGTGATCGTACAGTTGGTGTTGCGCGGGTCGTTCTACGCGCGGAAGCTACAGCCTGCCAACGGGCGGATTACCGGCCTGTTACCTCTCGCCGGCGGATCCGTGCAGGAACGGCTCGTGACGCCGAGCCTGAAACTGGAGTTCGTGGTCGCGGACGAGCGCGCGCAGGGCACGCACCGCCAGCAGGCCATGCACTGGATCAAGAAACTCACCGTCGACGGCATGGAGCCGATCACGCCGGTATCGAAGTGCCGCGAGGCGATCGCGCTTGAGATCGCGGCGGAGAAGTTCGGCGGTCAGATATTCGGGCACGGCGCCATACCGAATGTGGTCATCAAGCATCCGGGTCACTTCGCCGACGACGAGGCCGCAAAGCGGTTCCGCGACTCGTGGAACAAGGCGTTCGGCGGCGGTCGGCGCGGCACCGCGGTATTGGAGGACGGCATCGACATTGAGCAGATGCAGTTGAACGCGGAGGAGTCGCAGTTTCTTGAGACTCGGAAGTTCCAGCGCAGCGTGATCGCTGGCGCGTTCGGCGTGCCGCCGCACATCATCGGCGACTTGGAACGCGCGACGTTCTCGAATATCGAACAGATGAGCCTCAACTACGTCATCCACGCGCTGACGCCGTATCTGGAGTGCATTGAGGCCGCGATCGACCGCGACCTGCTGAGCGACGCCGACCGGCAGGCCGGCATGTACGCGCGCTTCGACACGAACCAGATGCTCCGCGGCGACATGAAATCCCGCGCCGAGGCGCTCCGTATTCTCCGCGAATGGGGAATCATTAACGCGAATGAATGGCGCGAAATGGAGGGCTGGGATGCCCGCGAGGACGAGGGCGGCGACGATTACCTGTCGCCGTTGAACTACCGCCGCACCGACGAGTCCGGCAACGACGACGGCGGCGACGAGCGCAGCGGCCCGCTCGGTATCGTGCGCGAGTCGTCCGGCGGGTAGTGTGGCGGCGCGGGATTAGGTACTATCATGCCAACGCCGACACCGGACGAGGAACGCGACGAGTTCATCTAGCGCTGCATGGCAGACGACGAGGCGCGCGATGACTTTCCGGACGAGGATCCGCGGTTCGCGTTCTGTAATGCACAGTGGCGTAGACAAGGCGAGCGCGGCGCCGATAACCCGGAGACGATGAGTATGGACTTGCAGGTAGGCCGCGCCTTCGAAGTGAAGGAAGTCACTGACACCGGTTCCATCGCCGGTTACGGCGCCGCGTTCGGCAATATCGACAACGGCGGCGACGTTATCCATCCGGGCGCATTCGCCAAGAGCCTCGGCTCGCGCGGATTGCCGAAGATGCTGTGGGGTCACGACATACGGTCGCCGGCTATCGGCACGTGGCAGGCCGCGAAGGAGGACGATCACGGACTCCTGTTGGAGGGCAAGCTGAACCTCGATATGACGATGGGCCGGGAGGTTCACTCCGCGGTGCGGTCGAAGTCGGTGGACGGTTTGTCGATCGGGTACCTCGAGGGCGATGGCACCGAGTACGATCGCGCCGGCGTACGGCACTTGAAGGAAGTCGAGTTGTTCGAGGTGTCGGTCGTGAACTTCCCGATGAACGAGGCGGCGAGGGTCAGTCGCGTAAAGCAGATGATTCTCGCCGGCGAGCTGAGCAAAAAGGATTTGG